TGTAGCGTTTTATAAACTCTTTTAAGGCTGCGTAAGCCTCTGTCTTAGTTGGGTAGTCTTTTTCTTCACCGCAATCTATATCGAGAAATAAAGTCTTTAACTGCTTAACATTGTTCTTTTCGCGCTTTTCTGTGTTAAACGTAGCCAGAGCTACATACACATTATTGTCATTATCATTAGCAGTATTTATATGGGATAGAGCATCTTCTTTTGTTTCTGAAAACTTTACATCAATCCCATCTTTCATTCCGACTGTGCAATAAAAACCCTCACTTCCTAAGACAGTATTTAAAAACTGTCGAGTATCCATAAGTCATATGTCGTAGAGAAAGGACGCCCCGAAGGGCGTCTCAAATTAAAGGAACAAAAGTTATTAATCGTCAAACTCATCAAGCATCGAAGACAAGTCGTCATCAGCCGGTGGCTTTTTCTTTGTCTCACGAACTTTTGGTTCTTCTGGTTCTTCTGGTTCTTTAGCAGCTTCTTTGGGAGCTTCTTTGGGAGCATCAGTTGAAACAGCATCGAACATGCTATCTTCGTATTGAGTGAACCCTTCTTGCTTATCAAACACAGAACCCTGAGTGTTCTCTTTAAGTTTAATAACTTGTACTTGCCGTAACCGTAGAGATACGCTGCTGCCCATACCACCACTATAGGGGATCAACTCTACAAACAAGTTTACAGTGCTACCTGTAGTGAGTTGAAAATCATCGGGCAAAGGTTTAGTTGCAGCGTCGAATTGCTTAGGTGGGTTCTTGTAAGAAGCAGCTATCTTAGCCTTACCTACAATACCGCCATCTTCAGGCTTCTTAAACGGCATAGATAAGCCGGGCCAATCTTCTTCTCGTGCTTCTTCGTAGGCGCTAGTCATAGCAGCTAGTAGCTCTTTAGCTTGCGCTTTGTCCATCTTAAAGCTCATGCTGTATTCAGCGCCTTGGTCAGTAGCTGCACAAGGTACAGTGCCGCCCTTACCGCCCTTACCGCCTGTAGATGAGAAATGGTAAGGCTGGTCTAGTCGTGGGTATAACGCCTCCACGCCGCGTATCATAAAAGTATTTTTGCTCATATCGCTCTCGTATTAACAAGGATTAAATTGCTTTGGCTTTTATAGCCAAGGTTAGGTGTTACAGTACTACTCTTGAACGTATACTCCTTCCCCTTTAACAACGTCGAATACACTTTCAACATTGTTGTTCTGTGAGGTGTTAGATTTAAAAACAAGTTTCACTAATTCCTTAGTGTCTGGGTCTTTCTGCGCGTGCATCGCAATTAAAATTTCATTCTCTTCCAAAGGGCGCACTGCTTTGAAATAAAGTTTAGGTATGTATGAGTCTTCATCAAACCTAGCCTCTACAAGAACAGTAGCTATTGGCGTCTTGTTGCTATTCAAATACTTTGCAAACGCTTGCATTGACATCTTCTTTTGATCGCTACCAAAAATACTGGTAGACGGAAGGTCAAGTTGGTACACCGTATCATCAGTAAGCTCACCATTGTCATCCACTAACATGATCGCAATGCGTTGCCGAAACCGACACGCACGGGAGTTACCTTGTCCGGAACCTTTTATGTTTTGCTTACAATCAAAACATGTAATGTGTTGCTTACCTTCAAGAACATTCTTAGAAGGTCTCCCACTTGCATGATCGTCAGACCAACAAGTGGGTGGGTTGTGTTCGCCGGGCACGAACTGCCCAGCATAATACATTCTGGAAATTGGTGCAGTCTTTACTATTACAAGTTTTAAAACACTGCTTTCCAATACCTCCGTTTCTTTACCACTAACTACTTTGCGAAACGCATTCTCTCGAATACTTATCCGATTGATCTCTGATTTTGAAGCCTCTGGTTTTAACTTAGAAAACAAGTTCTTATAGCTATCAGGCAACCCATCAGATGTCATCATCTAGCTCCGCCAGCATGTCCTCAATACCAGAAGACGGTAAAACCTCATTCTCTAGTGGGTCATCTAAATCAACTGTTTCGCGTAGATTGTCTGCGGCTTTCTCAACTGCTGCTTCATATCTACCCTTTGGTTCTTCCTTCCGCAGTGCAGCAACAACATCTTCCACACAGAAGCGGTAGGTATTACCGGCCTTTATGTAAGTCTCACGCGGGACGAACCCGCGTTTTACCCACTGCCTAACCGTAGACACTTTGACACCTACGTGTGCAGCTAGTTCATCCAAAGTAACGTACTTTGTATCTGACACTATTTTTTCCTCCGTACAGTTATAGTGTATTCGCTATCAGCGTTTAGACCGGGCGGTAGTTTGTCAGGGTTCTCCTCAAGGAAGGTACGCATGTTGGTTTGATGAAGGCGTTTCTCCATCAAGTCCATAGCACCATGCTCCATGATAAACTTGTTCATACTCTCCCAATCAGAAGTCCAAAACTTGGTTCTAACTGATCGGTAGAAAGTACCTGTTGCAGTCCGTACTGACTCAGCGCCAGTAGATTCGCAATGTTCGTTGAGCACTTGTTTAAATTTATCCAGCTTCTCGTCGAGCGCACTAAGCTTAGTGTTCATCTCACTAGTGATAGCAGCCTTTCGATCACGGATTTTTATGCAAGCGTCAACAAGGCGGTCTAAACCAACTTCTTCAGCTTCGGTCATTACATCGTTCTCCTTTATATTTTAATTAGGGGGAGTGATTATATGTGCAGTGCTTTTACATTTCAAGTACTTCATTGTACAAATCTATTATTTTTGTATGCACATCTATTCTTTGGTCAAGTAGTTTGTATACTCTTTTCTCAACCGGGGAACCTTGTAACTGTACGACTGTACAAGGATGCTTTTGCCCAGACCGATGCACGCGTGCATTAGCTTGAGCATAAGTTTCTAGGGAAGCCACTGGCCCCCACCATACGATGGTATTTGCTGCGGTAAGGGTGACACCATGCGCTGCGGCTTGTGGCTGTATTATCAGGACTCTGGGGTCGTCTGTGTCTTGGAATTCTTTAAACAGTTGGGTGCGCTTTGAAACACTTACGTCCCCCCGAATGATGCCGTTAGATATTTTGTCCTTAAAAAGTTTCTCAGATAGTATGTCGATGACGTGCTTAAAGGGCACAAAGATCAACACTTTCTGGCTTGTCTCATCAATAACTTCCTTCAGTACTTTGTACCGGTTCTTAATATCAAATTCTACTGTCTCTCCACTATCGGCGTAGACTGCACCACAAGATATTTGCAGTAACTTATTCATAGTTACAGCGGCGTTTGGTGCAGTAACTTGTTCTCCAGCAGCCATTGTTAGCATGTGACTGCGTATAGCTTTGTAGTATTTGTTCTGTTGTGTTGTTAGCTCGATCTCACGCTTGGCGTACGTCATTTCTGGTAAGTCGAGGCATTGTTCTTTCGTGTACCGTATTGCTGGCTGTAATGCTGCATGTACTTTATTTACAGCATTGTCTTTAGGAACCCACTTAAATTGAGTCACTTTGTACATAACCATCTCGCGGAACGCGGAGAAACTACGCGGTACAGCTAGGGGGTTAATCATTTTAGCCAGCCCAAACGCATCAAGGGGGGATTGAGCGGCGGGAGTACCCGTCATCATCCACACCCATGTGTCGGGTTTTATTATTCTGTTAAGTACTTTCCAGCGTTTTGAATTTGCGTTCTTATAATGTGTGGCTTCATCTACAATTATTAGATCGTACTCGGCCATCTGTATATGATCTTCTACTATCTCGACACCATCATAGTTAATAATCACAAAGTCTGCGTCGCCTGAGATTATTCTACGGCGTTTATCTTTTGCCCCGTGCGCTATATCCACACTACGGTGCATAGCGAAGGTAAACAGGTCAGCCCTCCATGCAGAATCCATAATAGACAAAGGGCAAATAATCAGTACTTTGTTAATAACCCCTTGTTTGAGTAAGAAGTCAGCAGCCCAGATAGCAGAGGCAGTTTTTCCTGTACCTTGTTCATTAAAGCAAAACGCTTTCTTATTTAGTGTAAGAAAGGATGATGTAGTCTTTTGATGATCGAAAGGTTTGTAACGCCCCGGCCAATCGTACTGACCTAGTATTGGAGACGGTACATTCTTGACGTTAAGGTTGCGTAGCACTCGTGCTTCATCTACGCCCCACTTAACTAAAACTTCGTTGTTGCCGAGATCACGGCTAGTTGGTATGGCTGTTGTGATTCTTTGGGGGTCACGAACCCGCAGGCGTAAACCCCTGTTATCAACTACTCTCATCGTTTCTCCAGTTTACTTCTTTTTCTTTCTTTCGCGCTTACTAGTTTCAGAAACTAGGCGCCCTTTTGAATCTCGTTTGAATGATCTGTTTTTGGACTTGTTTTCTATTTTAGTCCCATGAGAGTTCTTGCCACCTTTGCTCAGTGCTTTCTTGTGGCTTACATCCTTACCCTCTCGTTTATCGGCTTTGCCGTTCTTATTCTTATCTTCACCTTCCTTGTCTATCTTACGTCGCGCACGCTGCCTCTCCATACGATCAGCATGTTCGCCACGTTTCTTCTGTTGTTCGTACTCCTTTTTATACGGACGTTTCTTCTTTGTATACGGCATCATCTTCTCCCGTTATGAGGACACTCCAGTATAATGCAATGAGCCTTGCACAATCCAGTGGGCCTCGGATTCCATACATCAGTTACAAGGGTCTTTTCCAAAATCCCATATTTGGTTAACCACTTCTCCCACAACTTTGATTCGTCTTTTCTTTCATAGGTTTGTTTAATTAACTTGTTACACACAACGAACAACAACCCGGCTTTCACTGTATGTATCTCAGGAAAGTGTTTGAACACACACAGGGTCATAAGCTCCAACTGCCCTACGTCAGCGTACTTGGCAGATTTACCCGTCTTGTAATCAAAAACTTTGGCTACCCCTGCGTCTCTATCCAAGATAATCAGGTCAGCTACGCCTCGATACCAAACATCATCAGCAAAAAACTCACAAGGTTCCAAGTTTGACGTGATACCCATCTTGTATTCACAGAGCTTCTCGCCCGGCATCGCCAACAACTTATCTAACACGTTTTGCGAGTAATCAAATCGTGGGTCTAGTTCGCTAACTATCCCACCTACGTAATCCTCCGCTGCCTTGTGGTACTCATTACCGTACCGCATTGCTTCAGTATTAAAATTTTCTTCGTAGTCTTTTGCTACCTTCAGGTGATAATACTTTTTCGGGCATTGTTCAAAAGTCTTTAGGCTACTGAAAGACCATGCTGTTCTCGTACCCATTCGATACACTCTCCATAATTCTTCCCGATTTCCACATCCCCACGGACGGGTAGGCCAGAGGCCCATTCGGGGACAAAAGCCATACAGGAATCTATGTAATTACAAGCTTCAATAACTTGTTCGTCAGGGACACAGCATACCACAGAGTCATGGACTGTTAGCAAAATCCGATACTTCTTTTGTATTTCCAGCATTTGTTCTGCCATTACACAACGCGCTATGGCTTGGCATACATTTTCAATAACTTTGCCGCCGTATATTTTTATGTAACCCATGCGGGTTTTGTAGGAGTACTGCTCCCTACCATCTTCATCTAACTCCATCTTAAGTTTGTTGTAATACATACTAAGACCTGACGGTAACCGGATGGCGTTTTCCTTTGGTAGGAGTTTTAGAACGCCTTTCTTACCTACCGTTGTTATGGCGTTGCCGTGCAGACATTCCAGTGCGGTGTTAGCCGTTCGCCACAATTTAGTGATCTTGCTGTTGGCACTACGGTACACCCCCACAATGCGACGGCATTCTTTCTCGTCAACTTCTACACCAAATGTTTTCAATTGTTCTCGGAATCGTACAGCGCCCATGCCGTACCCAGCACCAAGTATTGTAGTCTTACCTATGAAGCGTTGCTCTGGTGTGACTTTCTCTACTTTAGTTTTGTATATACTTGCAGCCATTATCTTGTATACATCTTCACCACGTTTGAATGCTAAGACCAAATCGTTTTGTTCTGCCAACCACGCCAGCACTCGTGCCTCTATCTGAGCAGAATCGGCTTGGATCAGGGTGTGCCCTTCAGGGACGCAAATACATGATTTCAATACCTTTGCATTTGGCCCTCGTGATGGTAAGTTTTGTAAGTTTACCTTATCAGAACCACCCCAACGTCCCGTATGCGCTGCGTAATATTTGATGGGAACTGGCATCTTCTTTCCACGAGTAGCAATATCCAAGAAGCGTTCTGTTCTTGTTTCTTCTAAGGTACTTTTCAAACCTAGTCTTGCAGCAACTAGCGTCTGTACTTCTATATCCTCATGTTCTTGTAGCGCCTTAAACCCCTCGTCTGTCTTGGCAAATGCGTAGGTTTCCTTGCCCGTACGTGCGCTGATTTTTGTTGGTGGTTCTACCCCGGCGTTACGTAACAACTCTGCAAACTTGTTGTTAGACATAAGGTTTTCTAACTCAACACCACTCTGTAAAAGAAGTTTCTCTTTTTGTTCTTTAAGGGTATCAAGATGGTTGTCTAGTTTGGCTACGTCTAGTTCAAGCATAGGTTCGATAAACATACGTAGGGTCATGTCTATCACCTTGAGTTCGATCATGGGGAATCCACGTTTCTTCATAAAGATGTCGAAGAGTTTATAGGTCAACTCCACATCATTTATACAGTAGTCCCCATACTCGGCTAGTTCTTCCTCGGTAAAATCTCCCCTTCTCTTACCTTCTGCTTTGAGTACCTCGGTTCCTTTCTGACCGATGCCATACATATCAGACAACGCTTTAAGAGATGCCCCAGCATCCACCCCATGAAGAGCACGCCCCATACTGAGAGTATCAAAATAAACCCTACCCCTAATGCCAAAAAGCCAATTAAGAATAGCCCCATCAAACAAAGTATTGTGAGCCAGTATTGCAGAGTTAGCCCAATCGTACTCATTCTGTAAATAAGTTTTGAGATCATCGAACCCTCCGCTCAACCATTCAGTGTCCCCGTCGTTAACTTTTACAGCAACGCCTATAACTTCAAAGTCAGGGCTACGTACGTACTGCTCAGTCGTTAGCTTCCTAAAGCCGAAAGTCTTGCTGTAATAAGTTTCAAAGTCTATTGTTATTATGTCCATTATAATTTTCTGCTTTCTTCTAAAGTTTTGTCGTACAAGTTATCAAGGTAGTCCCGCCAATCCTGTAAGATATCTAATTGGATAACGAAGTGTTCGTTACGGAAATCTTCCCAAAGGTCTATTTCACCCTCCCCTGCGTTGGGGTTGTAGTACAAAGTGCCATACTGCCAAACTTCTTTTTTCATTACAGTTTCCCCTTCTTTACTAGTTCTAAACGATTAGCCTCTTGTGCAGCAGCTATGTCTTTTTTATTTTGGCCGGTGTACGCGACAGCCAGCTTTTCTTTAATGAGTAGTTTATTAATGGTCGTCCGTCCAACTTTGATTTCACCCAAGTACCTTCCAAACTTTCCCTTCTCTCTTGTTCGGAGCGCATAAACTCCTCCCAGCTTGAGAGCCTTTTGGGCGTAGGCTTTCGCGAGTAGTCCATGTGCTTTCTCCTGTTTATTTCTAGTGCGACACTCTGGAGTATCGATGCCGAAAAGACGGATACGCTGATTACGAACCCAACAATCAAAACCAAGATCAATATCAACATCTACTGTATCTCCATCGACGACTCTAATTATTGTTGCTTTGTATTCGTACATTATTTTTCCTCTACTATTTTCTCTCTAAGAATTGCGTCTTCCCAAGCCTTACACAACGGACAGTACCAACCTTTCCGATACGGTTGTGGGTGCCCATCGCCGTCTTGTTTCTCAACATAGCCAAGCACTTCAAGCATCTTCTGACCACACTTACATTGTTGATCAAGGTTCTTATACATCTTTACTTAACACCTGCATAAAACACATGCTTGTTTATCTTAGTCGTGACTTCGCCGGTATAAGCCCACGCTGGATATACTTCAGTAGTGTGGTAGTGAGTAGCCCCTTTTGTTCGGTCAGGTATACGGTCACTTATATATGCGAGGTATAGAGCATCATGCCAAGCATTAATATTTCTCGGGCTGTCGGATTTACCGTCGCACCAAAAACTAAACTGGCACTTGTCTCTCACTGGGTTATTGTTCAAGTAATAACCTTGCTTAACCACATCGCACGCATTGTCTGGATAGCGCGGGTCTTCGACTCTATTGTGTATAACTTGTGCTACAGCAATCTGCCCATCGCCGGGTTCACCCCTAGCCTCGAAGTAAATTGCAGTAGCTATACATATTAACGCGGGAGTTATCATTACCTTCTCCTAAACGGGTCTGGCATCACCTGCTCCGGCCCTTTGTGTACCTTCGGCACTTTGAACCTGTTACGAACAGGGTTGTCCACCATCGGTCTGCCTATCGGGGTCTTTAACTTGACTCCGTTGTTAAAGAGTATTGTCCTGACGCTGTTGGGACTTAGCCCTAGTTCAGCAGCTATATCAACACCCTTCATGCCTTTCTTTGCCATAGATATAATTGTTGGGTGCAAATCCTTATGTCCTTTCTTCGCCATATCCTATCATTCCAAATGTGCCACACTACCCGCTGCAATAGTCGGTTGCGGGGTTTGTAAATTAGTACCAGAAAACTTTTTATCATGCGCCCATTGATGGTACTTACCGCGTACTTCAGCACGGGTGGGGGCGTACCAGATTAGTCTATCTTCGCCATAACGTAATTCTAAACGCCAAAAATCTTTACTGATTTCTTTTATAATCATCGTTCTCTTCCTCTTTATTTAACTGTATTCCAATCGTGCTTTTTAGTTAGTTCTCTGGCTTTAATGGTTAAAGAATTTTTTCCTTTCCTATACCTTTGATATTTTTGCCTAGAAAACTTTGCCTTCTGCTCTTCAGTAAGAGGTGTCCACTTAAATCTGTCGATGGCCTCTAACAGCTCATCGTGGCTGTACTTTCCTGACCAAAGGCAACCGCTAAGGTTGGGCGATCTATTTGCAACAAATGCTCGCACGGGTTGTTTGCTTACATACGTCAGTTCATATCTTTTAAGGGCACAACTTTCTAAAAAAGTATCTACTTTACCCCAATCAAGTTCCCCCTCGTAGTCATTTAATCCTGTGGCTTTTTTAAAGAAAAAGGCTTTTACACCCGCCATACTGCCTTCACGTTGCCATCCGTCGAGCAACTCTCTATCCCAAAGTTCTTGCAGTTCTTCCTCACTCATTCTCATCCTCCACAAACTCTTCTAGTTTTTCTACTGCTGCTATAATGCGTTTGCCTAGCTGTATCAGTTCTTCGGCATGTTCCTCGTCAACCTTAATCGTTATCTCTAGCATCGTCCCAGTCCTCTTCTCGCCCTACATCTGGATCAGGTTCATCCAACCACCACTTGCGTCCGTAGTCTTCATCACCTACACGGTTCGGATCGTCCGGCAAATCTCGCTCGTTGTTATACACTCTGCCCATCATCATTCTCCTGCATATCTTTCAGTATCTCTCGCCGTAGTCTCTTGCGATCTTCGAGCGAGCACTTAGTTGCGATCTTGATGTCGCTTAGTTTTAGTTTGTAACTAGACGCGTTCCAGTACAGTGCAGCTTCTGGATCAGTAACCAACATGTACTGCCACGTCGCCCCGTCTATATCTACGTAGAACGATTCGCCGTTCATCAGTGTACCTCGCTCCCATGTTTTTCATTACTCCACTCAACTAATCGCCAAGTGTCTGACACAATCTCTTCAAATCTTTTTTCTGACACACCCAACGTAATAGCTACAGAGATTATTTTAGAAAGCAGTATTGATTGAACCATACGCACATCGGCTGCCCCGTCTATACCTTCGACTAATGCTTTCTCTACTTGTCTCTCTATTGACGCAAACTCTTCCAGTTCCTCGTCTAGTTCTCCTGCATCAAATTCTTCTAACAATTCTTTTAACGTAACATCGCCCATCGTATTGTCTCCTTAATTAAAAGTTGCGTGAGTCCACACAAAGTTCCTCCACCCATTCAGAGTTCATCTGTGCTTTCTCACGACTAGCCGTAGCGTGACTTATTCGACGCACTCAATCGTGTAGGAATTTGTCCGGGGAATATTACCTAAACAAATAAAGACGACCATGCGCTGCGGGTGTTTTTCAATGCCTATCCACCGCCCGCTGGGATGGGGGCAAGGTCAGAAATTTTTAAACACTCCTTGCCCAACACAACTATCTCACTTATCAAATTCTAATATTAACTGCTGCCACGACTGTCTGCGCGGCCCATCATGTTCTCTTGATTCTAAAACATGTTTCACAGAATCTACGTTGTCTTCGTTTACTACCCACCCAACGCCTCCGGCTTCGTTTATGTTTTCCAGTTCACGTAACTGAAGGGCGGTAGGTTTATTCTTTCCTGCTTTACATTCAATACCGTAGAACCAACCTCGGTAACAGACGATTATATCGGGTACACCTGACCGTCCATAACCGCCCGTTGCTGGGAAGAAGTAATACACATCATCCATACTCTTCAATTGTTTCACTATTTCCTGCTTTACTTTTTTCTCCGGGGTCATCGCCATCGGTATCTCCCTCATTAGGATAAATCCAGAATATGTATTTACTTATTCGCTGACCGACCTCCGGTATGTTCTCAGTAGGTGGGTCGTAGCTACGCATTTTCAACACAGCTAACTTCCTTCGCATCCAGCTTGGTAAGTTGTTTATATGATGAAGTTTAGAGTCTAGTAAGTAATCCCACTTGCTAGTGGCATCGCCTACCTTGTCTAGTATCACCTCGTCATAAACCGTGCCGTCCTTGTCTACAAATACCTCAAGCCTGAACGCATCACTCACTCGGAAATACCTCGGCAAACTCGGTGGGGTTCAAGAACACCATACCGTGCTTGCCTCTTGTGTTGAAAAACTTATCAAGCATTAACGCACCGACATTGGGTATGTAGTTGTAGTGGCTGTAGTATTCCTTTAACAAGTTCGATTCATTGATCTGTATCGCAGCCAGTTTGGATTTGATTACAGATGGCATCGCACTGGCTGTTTCGTACACAACAACTTTGTCAACAAAACCTTCCGGATCAAAATACCCTTTTACTGATCCTTCTTCTGGTTTCATCGTGTAACAACGGGCCACGTCATCATCACCAAATTGTGAAACAAATACAGGAACCAATGAGTTAGCTTCGTCTATTTGTTCATGTAATGGCTTGATAGTTTCCAGATGTTCCTTCGCTCTCTCCACAAGTTGTTCACTTGCTGGTATGTACATCTCCATGTTGCCGGTAAGCGCGTGAGCGAACCACTCCATCAGTATGGCTTTGGCGTCCTGATCTTCTACCTGAATTTTCCTCCAAAAGTCAGACACTTCATTGATCAGTTCCTTTCGGTCTGTCTCCAGAACCTCTTCGGCCATGCTCCTCATCTTGTTGTAAGCATAAGCAACAATGAGATCAAAACTTACAGCGGGATAGCTAAGTACTTCCTGTAGTACTTTCTTAACACTGTTCGTACGAAAAGCGCAGTGATCTGTAAGGCTGCTTGGATGTGGTGAGCGGCTGTTACAACGCTGCTTCCTGATGAACGGCGAGACCACCCAATACCTCACCGTATCGACACCCAGCGAGTTCTCTTCATAAGACCATGTGATCAGGGCGCGGAACATAAGGTCGCCCTTCTTCTTAACACCCAGAGCATCTGGTGCTTTGGCTGGTTCCTCATGGAAACGATTGCGGTGGGTCAGATGTACGGGCACAGTCTCGTATCCCACACACCTGTTTATCGCAGCTTCAACGTCCATGAGTTCTATCTCACCAAGACGATTATCCTCACCTTCCCACTTCGGGTAGTTGTACGGGTTGAAGTACTGTAGTTGACTTTGGTTATATAAAAACGCAGTTCTGAGTTTCAGTGTTGGTATTAGTTTAGTTCTAATTGGTTCTTGCATCATCGTTCTCCTATATAAGTACGTCTAGCTTTTTGCCGACGCTTGGGTTTGCTTCTTTGTTGTTCAGGACTGCCCATAGTACAGGCATTGTCCACGTACCCCACCCTCCGTATATGTGACCGTCAGTTAGTACCACAACGCCTTCGGCTTGGATGCTGGTCTGCTTTATGTACTCAGGCACGCATGTTACGTTAGTGCCGCCACCTCCCTTCGGCTTAGTTGTATTAACAAGTTCAGACAGTGGTATGGCTGTCTCACCATAGACTTCGTGCGAGCGAACCTCAGTATCCCAGTAAATCACATGTACATTGTTGATTGCCAGCGTCTCAATAATGTTACGCACCACTGACATAAACTTGGTGAGTTGTTCAGACGCAACACTGCCTGACGTGTCGATGGCAAGAACAATATCATCCAGTTTGTCCTGTATACGGCTTGGCCTGATGATGTTTATCGGCATGTACTTACGGTTCGGGACACGGAACGTACCGTCCTCACCCCCGCTGCACGTATCGACAAACCACTCTTGGATGATGTCCTCCCACGGGATAACTACCTCAACAAGTTCTTCAAGGGTTTTGTTACCTCCCTTGCCTGCTTTCTCTGCGGCAAGTAGTCCCTGCCGTATAGCTTCCTGTATATCGTTGCTGAGTTCGCGCTGCTCCTCTTCGGATAGTTCCTCGAACGCTTCGACATCATGCTCATCCATGCTGCCCTGCCCCTCGCTAGGGACACCACCCGCTCCACCTTGCTCTTCTTCCTCGTACAGAAGTTTCCATATCTCACCCTCAAGCATCCCGTCATACTTGCTATCGTACAACGCACCATCAGGTAGCTTGGCGAACCCATCCACCCGATTTTCTGCCACGATCTGCCCGTTAATGCGATAATCCCACACCATGTTGGCTAACTTGGGATTGATCTTGGTCATCCAAAGATAGTTCGGCATGTGCATGTAAGCCACATGGTATAGCTCATGGATGAACAAACCCCGTATCTCTGCGTCGGTCAGGGTTTCGACATACTCGTACCCGATCACAATATCTCTGAAATTTGTGTAGGCGGTAGGTACACCGCGTTCTACCCGTATCTCACCCAGTTGTGCTACCCCCGCCATCGCTGCGTATCGGAGGTGATCCAGCACTCTGGTGATCTCACGGTTCACCCGTTGCTCGGGTGTTAGTGCCATATCTAATGCAAACATTTCATCGTCCTCGTAATTATTATCCAAACAAGTGTGAGTTAACTTCGGCCCACTTCTGGTACTGCGTGTTACCGGCAACTGCTCGTAACTTCTTGTCAGGGTATCCTTTGACGCGAGTACCCATACCGAACAACGCTTGGTCAACCTTAGTGAAGTCTCCGCGCATCAGGTAGGTCATCCACGGCCCCGCTAGTTCTCTGTCCATATCGTTCAGAGTCCGGCTGATCAACAGACATCTAGCTGCACCACTCTTGGGTATGGGCGCACCCATCGGGTTCTGTATGATCTGGTCACGCGTGGGTATCTCACCCTGCATCTTGAAGTAGGTCATCATGTTGTTCGCTGCCACTGGGCCAACGGTTCCGACCAAGCCATTGAGCAACACTCTCTGATACTTCTTCTCAAGGTCTCCACCTTGTTGATATGTCCCGGCATCCATAGCTGCTTCAATGCGGCGATCATACGCATGGAACACATGGGACGCGTTCTCCATAGATCGACCCGTAACACATGCGACAGGCTTGTTGACTGCACGGGGATCGTACAGTTCGGGGTACTTCCCAATCTCCTCATGGTCAAGAAAACAGGAAAAGATATGATCGTTCTGATTAGCGTAGCTCATCAAAAACGTGTGGATACTGTTACGGACGGCCCAGCTTAGCCACTCCATCTTGGTGGGTACTTTATACGTCCGTACCTGACAGCGATTGATGCCATGCGGTGGTAACAAGTCACCCAAACCCTCCGCTGCTAGGTTAGTGGTGGCGAACACAATGGAGTCTGGATGGAGCGACATCGTGCCGGACTTGCGCTCGTACAGGATACGCAGCACTGCATTGAATGCGGAGCGCGGCATTTTACCGATCTCGTCAAACATTATGATCACTGGCCCCTCAAGATGTAGACCCAGTTCCTCGTGGGGTACGGTCAGAAACGTCTTACCGTCCTCGCCGTACTTGATCATAAAGAAGTCACCAGAGTCGGACTTGGTGGTGCAATCTATATAAACAAGTGTATATCCCTTGAACCTAGGCATCTCGCCTAGCGTGTGTAACATGGCCGATTTACCCCAGCCCATTGGCCCCTGAATGATCAGGGAAATCTCGCGGCCCAGATCAGCGATGTCCTCGATCAGATCATCGTGAGAGTCAGCGTATTGCATTACAGTATTGAGTTGCATTTTTAGTTCCTCGTTGGTTGTGGTTGGTTATAGCGTGGGTAAGTTCTTGATGATCTCGTCCACTTGTTGCTTGGTTTCAAGGCGCAGCGTGTCTGATGCTTTTAGCTGCGGCACACTCACGGATGTGAGCAAGTCCCTGATCTGTTGTTGGGATGCCTTCACCTCTGGATTGTCATAGATGTTGCACACGTCCAGCATGTTGACGTAGCGCATCACGTTGTCGAGTAGCGTGTCATGGAACCCACGGCACGAGGACTTAAACTGTCGCTTTGAGTCCGGATTCACGTCACGGTCACTGAGTTGTTCCGATACGTTCTCGATAGTTCTACGCACTTCCTCAAAAACTTTTTCCAGAGAGTCGCGTAGTGCGTTGTCGGCAGCAACGTGGAAATCCTCAGTCATCTCGTCGAGACCGTCCTGCTCTACCTGACTACGGAAGTCACCCTGTAGCGGTATGGGGTTGACCACTAAGTCCCAGCCGATTTTTGCCTTGACTTGTTGCAGAGATGGATACTCCGCTGGGTTGAAATCATCCCCCAGTTCGATCTGGTTGTACGCCATGATCGTGGGATACTCCGCGACAAACTTGTCTTTGTGGCCCTGCATCTCAGTGAATACTTGACGCACTGCTTCCTTCACGTCGATGTACTTGTAGTTCGGGCACAAGTTCTGCCCGCGATCATACGGCGCACATTCGGCTTTCACTATGTTGCGTGCGTCATTGCCCAGTGAGCGGATCGCCTCAAGCAATGGTGAGTTGATCAATACCTTGTCGATCTTGTGCCTCCCTACCTTCGCATTCCGGCTACGTGAATGGTCAGCACCAGCACGCTTGTCAGTCTTCTTGAAGGATGGGCAACGCACCACTACAGATAGCAGTACGGCATTCTCGCGCAGTCGCTCCATTGGTGAGCGGGTATTGCTCATTGGGATTACGTTTAGTTTGTTTTGCATTTGAATAGTCCTTTGTTAAGTTGTTTGTGAAATTGTGTAGCTGTTTGTGCATTGTTGCACTCTTTTGCATTGATGGCAAATCTCCACCTCCGCATTACCTAAAAAATCCTCCCTTGTTGTTGATGCCAAGTAGTTCGGCTCGGTTGCTGATTACGGTGTAGTTGGATTTGTGCATCGGGACTACCGTATGCCGTCGTTGGTTTGCCTCGGTCTCGCCGCAAGTCAGGCAAGTGTCATAGCCCAAGCGTTCGCGCTCTTTAGGAAACAGTGCGTCACAATGGACGCACGGCTTCTCGCTGGTTAAGTGTTGTTTGACTTTACCCATATGCCCACTCGTTCATTTGTTCCCAACGGTGGTGCGCTTGCTGACGCATTTCGTCTTGTGTGTCGTCAAGTACCGATTCAAGAAAATACTCAGTGCTGATGTCAGGGTCGGGGTCAAAGCCGTAGCGGTAGTCGCTGTCGTATCGCTGTGTCCAAGTTGTACCCAATGCAGTGATCTGGACTACTGTGTCCATTGTGCCGTCGTCGATGATGAATGCTTGCATGGTTGTTCCTACGGTTAGTTGTCGGGAAAAAAGTTTAGGCCATGGCCTAACATTTGGTCGCACATCCATGTGCTGCTTTGTTGAACTTGTGTAACTCCATAACTCCAAATGAATGCCTAGTATAGCACATTACAAAGCCTTTGTCAAGTCAACTACATTAAACTGCAAAGGACTACATAATGCTTTTTCCCTCGTAAGTGTTTGATTTCATTCATGTAACATTTTGCTTTTTTGCTAAGCCTTTGATTTGCAAGAGGTTAATTTTCAAAATGTCACAAAGGTTACAAGGTTGTGCGAAAAACTCTTTATAAATCAAGCGTGTAACTTTTGTGACATTTGTGAGGTTTTTAAAAAGAGGTTCTGCACTTTTGGGGGGTCTTACCCTCCTGAACTAGTTTCATATAGTTTAAAAGTA